GGATTTGGTGGCAGTCCTGCTGGCGCTGGTGGCGGTTTTGGTGGCGGCGTTGGCACTGGTGAATTTGGCGGCAGTCCTGAATCTGCTTCTGATCTGGGTTACAACCAAGGCGGCATGGTTACGCCCGACCGTCTGATGGGCCGTGCGCCTGCTCCAGATGACGGCTACGGGGCGTTACAGGGCGGTGAGTACGTCATCACCAAGGCGGCGGTGGAGAAGTACGGCAAGCGTCTGTTGGACGCTATCAACAACGGGACATTCAGATGACTGACGATGACTTCCGTCGCCTTGAAAGCAAAGTTGACAAGCTGACCGACGCTGTGGGCAAGCTGATCTTGATTGAAGAACGGCAAGCTAACCAAGGTGTCCGTATCGGTGCTGTTGAAGCGCAGCTAAGTGTGCAAGATGCCATGTTGCAGCGCGTTGACCGCAAAGTCGATCAGTGGGTTAACCGTGGCGTCGGCATATGGGCGGCGGTTGCGGTGGTGTTCTCGCTTGTACAGTTTTGGAAGAAATGATTGACGTCACCAAGGCCATTGGAGCAGTCGCGGCCAGCATTGCAGCCATTGGCGGCGGTTACACCTTGGCAGACAAGTTTGGCTGGTTTGACCGGGCTATATTGGAGTGGGCGCCAGAGCATTTTAAGATTACAGCAGCCGCTGGACAGCCCATCAACGTCACAGTGGCCCGAATCAAAAAGCGTGATGATTGCTCAGTGGAGAGTTTTACGCCAAGCATCCGAGATGCCGCTGGGATGGTGCATGAAGCAACGACAACAGCAAGCAAATTCAGCGGCCCAGCAGGGCCACAGATTGATACGTTTACCTACCAGTTAACGATGGTGCGAAAAGAGAAGATTGCGCCTGGAGCAGCAACTTTGTTGGCAACGATCAAGTACAAATGCCCAGAGGGTGAGCGAGTGGTGCAGTATCCTCGCCATGCAAACTTGTCATTTTTATTGGAGAAATAATGGACTGGCTTAAACAGATTGCACCAACGATTGCCACGGCGCTTGGTGGCCCCCTGGCTGGCATGGCTGTGTCTGCTATCTCCAAGGCGATTGGCGTGGATGAAGCAAAGGTAGGTGACCTAATCAGCAACAACAAGCTAACCGCCGACCAGATCGCGCAAGTCAAGCTGGCTGAGATTGAACTCCAAAAGCAGGCGCAAGAACTTGGCTTGAACTTTGAAAAGCTAGAGGTTGAAGACCGCAAGAGCGCAAGAGATATGCAGGCCACGACTCGCTCAATGATGCCGCCATTGCTTGCTGGCGCTGTCACCATTGGATTCTTTAGCATCATGGTGATGATGTTCTTCAACAAGATTGACAGCGCCAACCCAGCTATCCTGATGATGTTGGGCAGTCTTGGTACAGCCTGGACGGGCATCATTGCTTACTACTTTGGTTCCTCTGCTGGCAGCCAAGCCAAAACTGATTTGTTGAGCAAAAAATGACCCCGCATTTCACACTTGCAGAGTTAACGCACACTGATCACCGCAGTCTAGACAACACCCCCAACGCGCAGGAACTGGCAAACCTTCAGAGATTGGCTGAGTTTCTGGAGACTGTCAAAACTACACTGGGCGGCAAGCCCATAATGATCAACTCAGCCTTTCGCAGCAAGGCCGTAAATGACGCTGTAGGCAGCAAAGATACCTCCCAGCATAGGCAAGGACTAGCCTGTGATTTCCGAGTGCCTGGGATGGCTCCTGATGCCGTTGTGAGGACGATCATCGCAGCCAAGTTGCCGTTTGATCAGATCATCCGCGAGTATGACGCCTGGACGCACATCAGCATCAGCGACAAGCCTCGGCTCCAAGCGTTAGTTATCGACCGACAGGGAACTCGGGTTTTTGCGTAGCAAGTTCATGGCATCCCGCAAGTCTTGGCGTAGCTGCTCAAGTGCTTCCTGCTGCTGCTGAAGTCTCAGGTAAGCGTCCAGGGCGAACCTGTCCAGCGTCTGACGCTCCCAGGCCGAGAAGTTAGGCAGATCGTTCAATCTGATTCCTTATCCACTGCGGCCCACCTAGTTGTAGTAGCTTGATGCGCTGGCTTTTGGTCAGCCTCAATGAGTAGACCACCATAAGTTCGGCGTCAGCTTTCTCTTTCCGCCACTTGATCTCGCGCTCGATGCGCCTGAATTCATCGTCTTCAGTGATCATGTGTTGCGCTCCTTCAGTCTCGCCGCTGCCCATGCAGCGCCTTGTATAAACGTGTCCTGTGATGTGCCATTCGTGTTGTCAATATGATCCCAATCCTCCTCCGTCAGCCCCTGCCACGGGCGCTGTGCTGCGGGTGTGGTGTCAAGAATTTTCAGCGAATCAATTGCTTGGCAGATACCTTCGTTTTGAGTTAACCAAGAATCAAAATGTGATTCTTGCCCTCTGGCGTCATCCATCGTTACGCGCAGTTGTTGAATAATCTCTTTGATGCTCATGTGTTGCGCTCCTGTAGAATCTTTTGGGCTACATACATCCCAGCGTGAAATGCCAGCTTCATTTGTGAAGTAATCGGGGCAGACTCTCGGTTTACATCCTCATCCGTCAGCCCTACCCACGGGCGCTGTGCTGCGGGTGGGGTGGTGAAATACTCAACCCGATCAAACCCGCCAGCGCCCATGCAGTCGCAGCTTGTTGGATGCACTTGCTCATACGCATGACCGCAACCATTACAACGATAGAACACCACCGGCTCCTGCACAGGTGCAGCTTGTGCTGCGGGTGGGGTGGTTTTGCGCCTAAAACTTGGCAAACACTCGCTGGTGCCGCAGGCTCCGTCAGCGTGTCCGGCTTCTCCGCAGTCAGGTATCGCCACCGGCTCCTGCTCTGGCTGCTCCAGTGCGGTGCGGAGGGCATCTCCCGCTGCTAAGAACGCATTCTCGCAGTGTTCATTTCCTTGGTACAAATCAATAGCCGAAAGCGCCAGCATTGCGGCTTGTCTTAGGTCAGTCATGTCAAGTACCCCACAAGGAAACAAAAAGCAGCAAGTGAGATCGTGGTGATCGCTACCGCAAGACTGAGTGCAAGCCAGTCGGGTTTGTAGAGGTCTTCGATCTCGTCGTCTTGGTTGTGGTCGTTCATGCTTCCCTCGCTTTCAGCATGGCGTCTGCCATTGCGTAGGCTTCTTCAGCCGCCCGCGTATGGGTGGAGCAAACCTCAAGGAATTGGACTATCACCTTGGCCGCGAAGTAATCGCGCAGGGTCATGCCTGTGCCGGTGTGCCTCGTAGGAAACGCCGGACCACCTGTGTTTGGTGTCATGTCCGATTCCCCCGGCTCGGCAAGCTGAACGCCCTCAAGCTACCCTCGCGTGGCACCTGTGCGGTGTAGTCGCCGTCACCCGTTTTGTACTGGCCGCGCTGCCACAGGTCGTTCTCTGCTGCTTTGACTTCACCAGCCAGCTTCTTGCGCTCGGTGTACTTACCCATGCTTTGCCGAGCTTCCCGGCTCAAGGTGAGGCTCGGGGTACGCACCATGTGAGTCGGTGTGCGGTTTACCGCAATCTCTTCCAAAATACTCATAGCGGACTCTCTTCATGGTTTGCAGGGTTGAAAGGCATTGGCGGTACAGGCCGGTTAGGCGGTAGTTCAGTTGGGAAGGGCCAGATGCTCATACTGCCTTCTCCGCGTCTGCTAAGAACTTCCTCAATCGCTTGATACGCGCGTCTTCGTAGGACACCACACTGCTGGCGTATTCCATAGCACTGTGAGCTTCCAGGCGGTGCAGTTCAGCCTCTGCAAGTTCAGTAGCCGCCATCTCAACTGGCGTCAAGCGACGGGTCATCCTCTTAAATTGTTGCATTAGGGTCATGGTCGTTTTCCTTCTTTCAAAATCTCCAACCGTTCCCGATTGGCTCTCATGGTGCAGTAGCGTTGGTGGATACGCTCCAGCATAGTCACTCTACGGTGCTTCAATCGTTCCTCATCCAGCAAAGCCAACAAGTCAGCCTCGCTGTAGTTGGGCAGGTTACTTTGAAATTTTCTCCAGGTCAGCAATGCGTTTCTC